GGGGGGGGGGGGGGGGGGGGGTGGGGGGGGTGGTAGCCCCCTATCAGATAAAACGCCTCCCAGACCCCTTGGCGGGGCTAGGATTGGCGTCTGGCTGGGCGTCCTCGGTCGCCGCGGCGTACTCCCAGCGGACTCGCCCCCCTTCGGCGTGTTGCAGGAGGACGTGCCCGGAGTAGGCGGGCTGACCTAGGGCGTTGACGAGGCCCGCCCGGAACTGGCGCTTCGAGAAGCCGAACTTGTAGACGGGGCGACCGTTGGCGGTGGCGGCGGTGCGGAAGAGGAAGCCCGAGTCGCGGGCGAAGTTAACCCACTCGGCGCAACCGGCCCCGAGGTAGGCGAGTTGCTGGGGGGTCATCGTGTCCAGGTCGTCGGCGGACTTGGGCTTGGTGGTGTGATGCATATACAACAGGGCCGCCTTGGTCTGCTGAAGCATCTCGTGGATGCCGCCCGGGCCGCGGAGGAAGGCGGAGGTGGCGGCTTGGTCGGCGATGTCGAAGTTGGCGTACTGGAGAAGAGGGTCGATTATGGCTAGGTCGATGCCGTGTTTGCGGATCATGTCGCCGAGGTAGGCCACGAACTCGAAACCGACCTTGGTGGACTGGCGGACGAAAATGAGGTTCTGGCGGAGGAGGGCCTTCTCGGGTTCGATTAGCTTCTCGGTCGCCCCCATCAGGGACTCGCTCGCGTCTCCGATATCGTTCTCCCCTTGGACGACGAGCACCTTGAGCGGTCGGATGGGCTTGAGGCCGAAGGGGGACTTGCCCAGGGCCCAATGGACGGCGAGGTGCACGGCGAGGGATGACTTGCCGGTGCCCGAGAAGCCGACGATCTGGAAAGGGTAGCCTTGGCAAATCCAGCGACGGTCGGCGCCGATGAGCACGGTCGGATCGGCGGCGGGGTCGAAGTTGAGCATCGCATCGAGGTCGAAATACTCGGTCGTCTTGTCCTCGGGGGCGTCCTTTGGTTTGCCCGCGAGTGCCTTGAGTTGCTGCTCGGCGTAGGCCGCGAGGGCGGCGGGGTCGGTGCCCGGGTCGGCGACGGCCTTGGCGATGCGTAGATTGAGGGCGGCTATTCTACGCAAGGACGCGGCGCTGGCGACCTGTTCGGCCCACGCGGCATTGTAGGCGGAGAAGCCGACGTCGTTGGTCAGCCCGTTGACGGCCTCGCGGGTGACGGGCGACCCGGCCTTGGTCAGGGCGTCGAGGACGGTCAGTTCGTCGAGATCGGTGCCGTCGACCTTGAGGGCGTTGATGGCATAGGCGACGTCCTGCAGCCAAGGCTCGCCGAAGTCCTCGGGGGCGAGTGTCGGGGGGAGCGGGCGGTTGTCGCGGATGACGGCGCCGAGGAGGAACCGCTCGGCGTCTGAGTGGGTTTGAAAATTCATGTGGGGAAGGGTGGGAATGACCTTCCCCTACCCTTGCGTCAAGACCTTTGCTTTTACGCCATAAGTGACGCGATGTTCCCGAGCTGGAACTTAACGCGCCTTTCTTGGCGTATTAACCTTTAATGTTCTCGAGCGGGAACTTTTGCGGGCGGGGCCGTAGTACGGAGCCCGGCGGATGAACTTGCCCGTATAGCGGCGCAGCTCGATTCGCTCCAGGATGCCCGCCTTGACGCCCTCGCCGAGGTAGCGCTTGGCGCACGAGCGTTTGCATTTCCAGCGCTTCTCCCAGTAGTCGATGGGGTGGAAGCCCGGAGGAGCCTTCTCGGCCTGCTTCTGGATTTCCGAGACGATCGCGTCGAGGATGTCGTCGCGGACGCGGTGGTTTGCGAGGACGCTGTTGCCCTGGGCCATTAGATGCGGGGGGTAAAGTGACGGAGGCCGGTCTGCCAGACCCAGCGCTTGCCGACCTTATGGACGAGCCAAGCCTTCCAATCGTCGCCATCGACCCACCCGGCCACGAAGCCCGAGCCCCAGCGGGCGGTGGCTAGTCTGTGAGCGCTGTAGGCCATGGCCTCCTTCTGGCATAGGCATCCGGCGCTGAAGGCGTTCCCGCTGCCGTGTTGAGTCAGGGCGATGCTGGCCAGCGTGTGGGTGTGGCCGTGGACTAGGCCGCCACCATGGACGGCGTAATGGAGGCCCTGCTTGACGGTGGCGTTCTCGCCATGGGCGTAGCCGTGGACGAAGGCCATCTTGCCCAGGCGATAGACGCCGAGGTCGGCGTGGTAGGGCAGGATGACCTTGGCCCCGGCTTGGCGGGCCGTGCGGTTGATGGTGTCCTTGATGTCCTGGCAATAGTCGCGGACGAGGGCGGAGCTCGACGACGCGATCAGGTTGTCAAGGCGGTGCTCGTGATTGCCCCAGAGGTAGACGCCGCCCGGGCGCAGGAAGCGCTTTAGGAAGTCCATGCCAGCCTCGAGGTCTGCCTTGAGGGATTCGCCGGACTCGGCGTCAGACGTGCCGACGCCGCGGCGCAAGGCACGGAAGTCGAAGTGATCGCCACCGGCGATGCGGACGTGGGGCTTGTAGTCCTTGCAGAACTCCCAGAGGGCGGCGAGGGCCTCGGGGTCAGCCATGTCGCCGTGGGAGTCGGACGCGAAGACGAAGCGGATGGGCTCGCTCATTTGTTTGCCTCCAATACTTTGATGATTTCGTCGAGTCGTCCGACGATTAGGTAAAGCAAAGCAATCGTGATGCCCCAGAAAAACGGGTTCATGTCAAACGGAGGTTTCTCGCTCACGACGCGGCTCCCTTCATCAGCCCGAGTTCGACGAGGCGGCGGTCGCGGTATGCCCGGGCTTCGGCGATGTCCTGGGGCGCTCGTTCCCAGAGGGCGACGCGGCGGCGGTTGATGCGGAAGTACAAGACGCCGTTGATGCGGGACAGGTAGCAGTCGGGGTTCGTCGGCTTGGCGAACGGGGTTTCCTCGCGAAGGCGCCCGACGGTGTGCTTCGGGCATTGGAGCAGCCAAGCGGCCCGCTCGATTGTCAGCCCCATGCCGACGGCCCAGACGGCTTGCTCGCGGGTCAGAGTTTCCACGCCCGGGCCATGCGGCGCCCCTCCGCCATGATCTCGTTCCGGCTGTTCGGCTTGAAGCAGAGCTCGACGTCGAAGTCGACCTCGGCCCGGAGATCCATCAGCGACCAAGCCTCCTCGTCGTTCGCGGGGAGGATGCCAGCGGTCGAGATGTGGACGGTACGGAGGTTCCAATTGTATTCGTCCATGATGCGGCTGACGACCTTGTACTCGTTCAGGTAGCGCCAATCCGAGCAGACGACGGTCTCGTGCGGGAGGCCATCGGCGGAGACGAAGGGTAGGTAGCGGGCGAGGTGCTCGGCGAAGACGTCCTGGTTCAGCGAGCGGGCGAACTTCCCGGTCGAGACGAGGAAGTCACGGTGCTTTACCTTGAACTCCTCGTTGAAGAAGTCGCCCTCGAGATGCAGATAGGACAGCATCGCGTTGGCGCATTCCTTGAGGGGGTCGGCGAAGTTGACCTTCGACGCGCGGCGCTCAGACCACTCGAGGAGCCCGTTGGCTAGGGTATCCTTCCCGGCCCTGGAGAAGCCCGCGATCAGGACGAGGGTGGGGCGGCCTTCGATGATGGTCATGAGGCGGTGGCGTCGTATTGGCGGAGGACGCGGGAGAGGCGCAGCGCCTTGCGGAACTGACGGCCCGAGACTTTAAGCGCCTTGCGGAGGTGCCGGTGTTTGACGGTCGGGTCGGTGCGGAGGGCCTCGAGGCAGATCAGGGTGCGGGTCTGGCGGTCGCCCTTGCGGGCCTCGGCGATGAAGTCCCTGTTCATTAGAAGGGCGGGGCCTCCATGTTGGACTCGGGGGCGGGGCTGGCCTTCGTGGAGCCCTTGGCGAAACCGAGTTTGTATTTGAACTGCGGCTTGCCCTGCCATTCGCCGTTGGGCTCGACGGTCACGGCGACGTCGATGGTCTGGCCCGCGGCGGGCTTCAGGTACTCCAGGAACTCGGCGGGGGTGGCGTCGAGGCGCAGCTCGGCGGTGAACTTGCCAGAGAACTTGCCGACGAGCATGGCGAGGGCCTTGCCGTATTTGGCGGAGTAGTTCTTCGACAGGCAGTTCCCTTCGACGTCGACGAAGAAGATGCGGGCGGAGACGGTGCCGTCCTCCCACGTCTTCACCTTCTCGAACTTGGGGGCGATCAGTTTCAGGCGGTAATTGCCGGACTGCTCGATGGTCTTCAGCGGGGGGCGGTCGTTTGCGGGTTGGGTCATATTGGTATTAGGCGAAGGTGATGGGGGCGGGGGCGTCGGTCGGCGCCTTGTTCAGGTCGAGCGTCTGGATCTCCTGGGAATAGCCGGGCCAGTCGTTCGACGCGAGGCACGCCTTGTAGGTCTCGACGGCCTTGATGAAGTCCGAGTATCCGTAGGCCATCAGGTCGGGGCCGAGCTCGTAGACGGCGGTCTGGAGGGTTTCCTTCTCTACGCAGATGAAGCGGAAGCCTTGGACGTGCTCCTTGAAGCCCGCGGTATAGGCGGCCTTGTAGAAGTTAGCCTGGAGGTTGTAGCGGTAGGCGCGGACGGCCTTCAGGAAGCCAGCGGGGGACGCGTCCTCGCACGTCTTTAGGTCGTAGAGGTAGCCGTCCTCAGCGCCGACGGCGTCGATGGCGGCCTTGATGTTGGCATCCATGAAGGTCGTCATGAACATGAACTCGGTCGCCTTGAACTTGAAGCCGTGCCGGTCAATGCAGCCGAGCGCAGCCGCCGCGATCTTGAGGGACTCGTCCGCTTCGTCGGCGCTGAGGACGGTCGTCCCGGGCTGGAGGGCGGCGGTGAAGGCCTCGTAAGCGGCCTTGCCGTCCTTCGTGCGACGATCGCAGACCGGGGCGATGGCGAAGGCGGTCTCGGCCTTGGGCTTGTCCAGGACGAGGGCGTGGACGTAGGAGCCGACGCGGAGGGCCTTGGTCGCCTCGCGGTCGCGGTTCATGTACTGGATGTAGTGGGCCGGGGACTTGAGCAGTTCCTTCGAGCCCGAGTAGTTCAGCGCCTCGATGCCGTCGTAAAGGACGCGGGCGGGGATTATGTGGGGGGGGATGTGTTGCATGGGTATTGGTGGGAAAGGTTAGAGGGCGTCGTCCTCCGCGGTGCTGTCCTCGAGGGCGAAGGTGACGGCCTTCGCGTGTTGCAGGGCCTCCTCGGCGAGGCGCTCGCATTCCTCGAGCTGATTGCGGAGGCAACGCAGGGAGACGACCGCGGCGTGTGCCCGGTCATAGAAGGCCTTCACGTCGTAGGCCTCCGCGAGGGTGTCGGGGTTGAGGCGGTCAATCTCCTCGCGGGCAAGGTCGGCGCATTGGCTGACCAGGGTGTAGTCGCTGATCGTGTCGGCCCGGGCGGCGCGGTCGGACAACTTGCCCAGGGCGTCGGCGGACTGCATCAGAAGCCCGCGGATATAGTCGTGGTTCGTCATGTCAGAAAGTGACCTCGGTGATGGTCTTCCCGTCGGTGAAGAAGAAGCGCACGTTTGACCGGGCGAGGCTCGGGAGGGTGTTGCGCTTCCAGTCGGCGAGGTTCGCGTCGAAGACCTTGCGTGACTTGGCGAAGACCTCGGCGTAGGGGATGCCGTCCAGGATGAGCAGCAGGACGAATGGGTAGCCAGCGGATGCGGCGGCCTTGACGACGCCCGAGGGCACGAGGATGGGTTTCTTGACGGGCTTCACGGGACAAAGGCGATGTGACGCTCGAGGAAGCGGATGAGCTCGACGAGGAGCAGGGCGGTCAGGATGCCGGCGGAGAAGCCCAGCCAGAAGCGGTCGACGTTCACTTGGTCAGGGGGCGGATGCCCGGTTGGGTGGACGCCGGTGCCGAGAAGGCGGTCGGCTTGGAGGAGGAGGCGCCGTCGTCGTCAAGGTCGGTGGCGATGCCGCAAGCGGTCTGGATGGACTGGCGGCGAAGGTAGGTGATGGCGCTGCCGATCTGCTGCGGGGTCAGACCTTCGGCCTTAACGGACAGGCGGCCCGCCGGGAAGACGGTGCCGTCGATGTGCCGGAAGGACGTGAAGACCGTGACCTTGCCTTCCTCGCTGTCCAGGGTCTGGACGATGGCGAGGCAGTGCTTGGCGGCGACGGACTTGACGGTCTCGAGCACCTCGGCGAGCGAGGCGTAGCGGGACTTGAAGGCCGGGTTGACGCGGTCAGCGTGGACGTTGCTGACGTCGTTAAGGAAGTTGACGATGTCAGTGTTGGGAGTGTGGGGGTGGCTCATTGGTTTAGATTGGGCGGCGTTTGCCTTTAAGTCAGTCGGCCTTCGGCTTGTCGACGAGAGTCATCAGTTCGTCGCGGGCGATGCGCTGGAGGTCGCCGTTGATGATCGGGTTGTAGTACTCCTTGCCGTTGTAGACGGAGACCTTGAGGAGGCGTGCGAGACGGTTGTCGGGCAGGATGACGTACGAGGTGCCCGGGACGGGGATGGGCGGGACAACGAGGTGCTTCGTCGTTTGTTCGTTAGCGGGAATGCGTTGTTTCATTAGGGGGAGAAAGTCAGTTGATGGCGCCGCGGCGGGCGGCGTCCAGGATGAGGAGGGCGTCGGCGTTCCAGAGGGTCACGTCGACGGTGGGAAAGAGCTCGGCGGCCCGGGCCTTGAGTTTGTTCTTCCAAGCGGTCGTGGTAAGGTCGCCCTTCGTGCCGCACGTGTGCGCCTTCTGCCAGATCGGGGGACGTACGCGGTGCATCTTCCAGCCGAGCGTCACGGCGGCGCCGTAGAGGACGCCCGTATTCCACATCAGTTTGCCGATGGCGGAGCCCGGGATGTTCTTGCCCGCGAAAAGGGGCGGCTCCTCAAGGTAGCAATCGATTTCCTTCGCGGTGTTGGAGACCTCGACGAGGAAGGAAACAACCTCGTAGTCGGTCGCCGGCATCTTCTGCACCGTGACGAGCCCGTCCCGATCCAATAGGGCGAGCCCGCCGTTCACGCCTGGGTCGATTGCTACGATGAGGGCCACGGACAAGACCCTTGTGCCCGTGCAAACTCCTTGCCAGAAATAAACTAGCGGCGGACGAGATTGCCGACGCGGAGGGCGTACGATGCCCGGGCGGGCGGGGCGTTCGACAGGCGGAAGCCGATGCTCGCGGCGCCGGTGAAGCCGAGGTTCCAGCAGAGGGCCAGACACTCGGGGGAGGGGTTAGGTATGCCCCGGGCTGTCAAGCGGCCTCTGAGGGCCCGCAGATAGGCTAGGGCGACCATGTCCTGGGCGAGCGGGGAACGCCATTGCCAGCGGGGGAAGGTCGGTCGGCCTTCGCGGAGAAGCTGCGCGTTGCCGTCGGCCCATGCCTCGGGGTGCATTTGGTAGAGCCCGAGGGCCGCCCCGCCGTCGCCACGCTGGAGGCGCTCGCCGCCCTCGACCTGACCGATCGCGTGGAGGATGCGGGCGTCGGACTGGGCGTTGGCAGCGCAACCGAGCAGGAGCAGGGCGACGAGGGGGACGGGGCTCACGGGCGGCGGGGGATGAACGAGCCCTCGATGGTTACCTCCGCGATGCGATACGAAAAGGTCAGCCCGATGCAGTCACCGGCCCCGACGTAGGGCTTGATGCTGATCTGGTCGGCGCCTTGCTTTTGCATTATCTCGGAGTAGTCCAGGATGTGCCGCTCGACATGGGGCAGGGCGAACTTGGCGCGGGCGTAGTCGCCGGTTATGATGCGCTCGTTGATGTGGTAGACCTCGCCGGAGAGGGCCGCGAAGGCGGGGAGGTGGCGGAAGTGACCGAAGTCGCTCACGGCTGGCCTCCCTTCTTGGCGTCGTTCAACGCGTCCTTTTCCATTTTAGAATAATCAATGGCGTTTACATCGCAGTAATGCCGATGAGCCGTTAGTAATTTGCTAAGGTCAGCCAATAGTTGGTCGCCTCCGGGGAAATTAAACTTAACGGCCTCGGTCAGCCGCTCGACCTCGGCCTTGAGGCGGGCGTAGTCGGAATGGAGGACATACTCGCCCTCGGAAAACTCCATCACTTTCGGTTCAATCATTTGGGCTTGGTAGGACGGCTCAACGCATTGAACCACGGGCTGGTATCGCTTCGGTTCGCTCACGACTGCTTGCCCTCCTTGGCTTTGTGCCACGCTTCGACTTCATCAATGCAAACATCTTCGACCTTCTCGTATTCAGACCAATAATCGTTGTATTCAAGACTGATGGCTTTGCCAGCAAGGGCATCCCCGGCCTTGGTCAGCCGCTCGACCTCGGCCTTGAGGCGGGTCTGGTCGTCAATCAAGGCGGCGACCTGCGTCTTCAAACCATAGACCTCGTTGTTGGCTTTCTGCCATTCACGCACAAGCCTGTCCTCGTTCTCCTTTTCCATCTGAATGTCGGAAGTCAGACGTTCGACCTCGGCCTTCAACTGCTCGATGCCAATGCTGTCGATGCTGTGGATGGACTGAAGCCGCTCGACCTCGGCCTTGAGGCGGGCGTTCTCGGCCATAGCCTTGACCATCTCGGCCCACTTCTCGGGCTCGACCGGGATGAACTTACCCACGGGAGCGCTCCTCCATCTCGCGGATCACGCGCTCGTTGTGCAGGGCGACGGCGTGGGCCCGCTCGGCCTTGGCGACCCAATGGAGGCGGCTGGCCTCGGCGTTGCGCAGGGCGAGGTCGAGGCGGTCGTTCTGGGTCTTCAGCGCCGCGACGATGCTGGACAGCGTCCGGGCCGTCGACCAGGGCGACAGCCACCAGAGGCGGGGCAGGGTGTTTCCTTTGATGGTGAACATGGCGGGATGATGGGAGGCGGGGTCGGGCATCAGCGCAGGGAGTAGGGAGCGCGGGGCTGGACGTTCGTCCACTTGATGCTTAGCAATTCCAGCCAGTTGCGGAGCAACGGGACGGAGATCGCGAGGGCCTCGGCGGCGTCCTTCTGGGACTTGCCGGCGGCGTTGAGGGCGAGCAGCCGGGGGTACTGCTCGGCGAGGCGCTGCGCGAAGTCCGGGCGGACGGGGCGGCAGAGGGTGAGCGGCTTGGCGTTGATGGTGATGACTGACTGAGTGGCTAGCGTTTTGGGCATGGTGTTGGGGGGTGGGAGATTAGCGCTTGATGGCCTTCGGGGGGAGGCGGTCGACGATCGCCTTGTGGACGGTGGGCCCGGACTTGACCAGGAGCACGTTGTAGCCGACCGCGAAGCCGACGACGAGGAGGATGGGGAGGAGGAGTTTCATGGTGTTGGTTGGAACGTCCCGACCCTAGGGTTGCCGTTTTATTCAGTCAATCCTTTTGACCAAGTTTCCAAACACCCCCTTTCGTGCCCCCGTTTGGAAACCCTAGCCAGCCCCCGCCCTGCCCCATTAGACCCCTCTGGCTTGCCCTAGGAGGCGTTTTCTTTCCTCAGACGCAGGAAGACCGCCACCCCCACCCCTAGGCACCCGACCGACAGGGCCCAGCCTAGGTCGCGGCAGGCCTTCAGCGCCATCGTCGCCGCGCTTAGGTTCCGCTCAAGGTTCTTGTCGTCGGACTTCGTCCCGGCGTCGGTGATCAGAAGCACCATCGCTTGACTGTCCTGGAATGACCGCAGGACGAAGTCGCAAATCCAAGCGGAGGCCGCCGCCGCCAAGAAGGCCGCGAGCACTAGCCCGCAGACCGCCAGCAGGAGGTTCTTATCGGCGCTTCGGCTTTCCTTTGCCGGTGGCACGTTTCGCTCCTTTCGTTACCTTGGCGACCTCGGCCTCGCCCTTGGCCTTGATGTATTTCAGAAGGTAGTCGAGACACTCGGGCGCCGCGTAGCCAGCCGCCCCGACCGCCGCCATGCGGAGGCCCGTGCTTTGGATGTGGTCTTGGACGGCGTACCCGACAAGGGCCGCCGTGATCGCCGCGGCGAAGACCCGGCGGATGACCCACCCCACCGTCACAGGCTCGGTCGACAGGAGGAGGCGGGCCGTCATCGCCAAGCCGCCCAGGATGGACGCCACGACGCCGTCCTTCAGCTCGGGCGGGATGTCCTCGGGGTTGACGGGGCTGGCGCTCATTCGGTGATGCGGACGGGAGTCGTGTGTTTACCTTGCACGACGCGGCGATAGTTCTGCGACCAGAGGACGCGGCTCACGACCTTGCCCGCCCGGTCGACCTCCTTCTCGGTCATCTCGGGGAAGGCGATGTGCAGCGCCTCGTGGCAAAGCACCTCGAGTTCACGGGGCGGGGAGAGCCGAGGGTCGACCTCGATTAGCGGACGCTTGGGGTCAATGGTCGCCTGCCCCCACGCACGTTCCCGGCCCAGCGGGCGGAAGACGACCTTAACCTTTTTGGTCTTCTTGCGCGGCATCGGGGCAGGGAGGTTTGCGAAACTGCAGCCAACCGAAGGCGATGCCGACGACGACGAGCAGCCCGACCGCGGGCAGGAAGTAGGGGGAGTTAAAGACGAAGGGCAGGGAGCCGATGGCGCCGCCGATCAGGAAGGCCGCACCGGCACGGAGGTACTGACCGAGCAGGGCCATCGCCAGCGCCGCGAGGAAGCAGATGCCAGCGGCGACCGCGAAGGCGTTGCGGACTCCCTCCGTGCGGACTTGCTCGACCTCGGCCTTGAGCGCCGCGATTTGCTTGTTCG